TCCCGTAAAGTATTCTATTACTGTATCCAATGCCCCTATTACTTTGGTGTCGTACTCCACGTCGTCGGGGTGGGTCGAGTGCCAGTCAACAATCTGTCTCCTACTTGACTTCAAGTGTGCGCCTACGATTGCATCCAGTATCTCGGCTAACTGCGCTGAGTCTGTTAGGTCTAATGTGATTTTCATTCTAAGTCCTCTCTGTAAAATTCTTCTTCGTCTATTATAATACGGTGTGCATCGGCTTTCATTTGGTCGAGCACTTCAATGATACCCTCAAAGGTATCGCTTGCTACGGTTGCATCACAGAACCCCATGAGCGAACCATCGCGGTTGTAATATACTTCTTTTACCTCATAGTATGGCTCATCAAACGCACCTTCAAACTTAACTACTCGATAGTTCCAGCTCATAGCTCTACTCCTTCTCCATGTAGGTCTAGCTCGTCAATGTCTATCTCTGACTCTTTACCGCTAGGGAGTTTACCTATGATAGATGTCGGGAAGTGTCCTGTTCTAATTACTTCAACTACGCACTCGCCCTTTTTCCACCATACCCATCGCGGCATTGTTCGTTTAGTTTTCATGTTACTTTCCTTTCTTTGGTTGTCTAAATCCGTTTGGTACTTGCCCTGCTGTTAAGTTTTGCATTACCATCATTAACTGTTCAAGCACTTTTTCGTGGTCATCAAGCCTAGCTTGCATATTAAGTAAGCCGTGATGCATGGCCTTTAGTGCGTCTTCTACTTGTTCTTGGGTCATTTGTTTGCTCCGTATTTAGTTTGTAATAATAACTCGCAGTAGTGGATTGCTTTCTTGATATCCTCTGCGCCATTCTTAGCGTGGTGTCGGCATACATACTTAACTATGTTGCCTTCGAGAAAGCCCAACTCATTCTCTACGATAAACTCTACTGGTTGTATTGCCATGCTTGCATAGTGATTACCGCCAATCTGTTTCTTAAGTGCGTTCTCTTCCTCAAACATGTCTGTCATTCCGTCGCTCATACATCTCTCCTATTAAAAACATACATAACATTCCTAGCCCAAAGGCTTGCCAATAGCACTGCACATACTCAATAACTAGATTTACCATTAGCTCTATCCCTCGCATCACGTTCGGCTTCTTTATCTAGCATTAGGTAATACCCTGCTATTACTCTACCTTTTTCTACTTCCGACATTTCGTCGGCTGCTACCTTATTAACGTAATACCCTAGCCTAAAATAATGAATATCTTCCATCACCAACTCCCAAACATATTCATGCTACTCTGCATGTTACCGATAGACGAACTTCTAGCCTTTTCTCGTTGGGCTTTTGTCATCGGTTCTTGTTTTTCTCGATCCATTAACTTAAACACCCTAGTGACACTCTGCACAAGTTTGTCGGCGTTGGTAGTAGCAACATCAGGTATGTCCGATACAGGTTTCACGTAGGGTATCGCTGCGTTATACACATACTGACGAGCACCATTCACTGTTTTCTTAACCCTAGTCAAGTGCCCTCTAAGTGCTAGCCACTCTAGGTATACCTTACCCTTTGCAAAGAACTCCAACTCGGTAACACACGCCGAACCTAACACATCCTTACGAGCAGCAACATAGTTATACACAATCTCTTTGTTTGTGTTTACTTCAGCATCTATCTCAGCTTTCTTCCTTGCTGACCGCTCTCTTTCTAAAATATCTGATTGTTTTGACATTATTTAGCCTCTCCATAGTTATCACCAACACCAACTTCACAACCAAGTGGTAAGTCAGGACACCATGTAGGTGCCGTAGTCATGCACTTGGTCACATACGCTATGCAATTGTCGACATCGTCTTCGGGGCATAGCATCACCAACTCATCGTGAATGGTCATCACGACGTTATACTTCTTAGCCACCGCTACTAATTGTTCTCCTATGATGTCACGCGCTAGGCTTTGTATACATCGTTGGAATGTTTTAGACGGGTGAATGTATTCAGGGATAAGCGAACGACCCATCAGCTTGTCATAGACCCACGCATCCTTACCATCTTCACCACGTATCTTGCGTAGGTTAGGTAAGCCAAGCGCCATGCCATTAGGCTTCATCATGCCATGCTCTATACTACTTATGATGTTGCCGTTACCCATGCTGTAGTTCTTATTGTCACGCACTGCCTCAAGCATTGTGCCCGCATCAGCCCATGCACGAATTAACTCAGGGTTAGCATCTCGATACGCATACACGATACGTTTAACTTCGTCTAGACTTTTGTCTACACCACCTTGTTTAAGTATGCTGTGCATCTTAGCTGCGCCAACACCGTAAATACCTGATAGGTTGACTACCTTAAATATAAAGCGTAAGTCTTTGTCAACTTCGTCATAGGGTGTATTCGTTATTTCCGCAGCGGATTGTTTATACAAGTCTATACCGTTATTGATTTGATCGATTTTACTGTATGACTTAGCAAACCAATACGCCAACCGTAACTCGATGTTGCTCAAGTCAGCTGCCACTAGCTTCATACCTTTAGGCGCACATATCGCATTACGTAAGGGTGATGAACGTGGTAGGTTTTGTAGGTTGATACCATCCACACCTGACCATCGATGCGATACAGTAGCCCCTGCATACTTAAGCGGAACAGGTAGTAGCCCACGATTGCCTATGTTAATGAAGTTCTCTGTCCTAGTTTCCTCTAGCGTAGACTTGTTACCCAGCCTAGCAGTGGCTAGCACTTGCACTATAGGGTTGTCGTGTTCGAGTAGGGCTTTGAACTCCTCGTCTGTCTTAGCAAAGGCAAACGTCTCCTTGCCTGTGGTGTGACTAATCTTCATAGGCGGTTCGATACCTTGCTGTCTAAGTAACTCCGCAAACTTAGGGTTACTCATCAGGTCTTCTTTATCTACGTCAGCCGATGCCAGTAGCTTTTCTTTCTTGTCCCTGACATCCATCAAGTGACGCACCAACAGCCCTTTGTTTAGCTCTAGCTTAGGCTCAGAGAACATCTTGATTGTTAAGTCAATCAAGCGCATCTCCATAGGTGCTATCCTATCCTTGAGTTTGTTAAACAACTCATAGGTTAAGTCAACGTCGTTCTTGCAGTATTGACCATACTGGTGTAGGTCTTGTGGTGTGAAGTCTACTCGGTGCTTACCCAACGCATCCAATACTTCGGTGCCTTTGACACCGATGTTATATAAGGTAGCTAAGTTGGATAGGGATACTGACTCGGTTAGGCCGTGAAGAATTTGCGCCATACCCATAGTATCGAACAGTCCACGAGGGTGTATATCATACTGCCAACTGAGAATAGCAGCGTCGAAACGCATATTGTGCCCAAGTACAAAACTGTTAGCCCAATCATACCTATCCAAAAACGTAGCGATTTCAGCATGCTTACCACTAAACCATATAGTTTCACCATCGTTCTCCTTTACTGCAACGCCAATCGTTTCAAACTGCTCGTCACGTATATACTCTTCCGTGGTGAACTTCTTAAGCCCATACTCTTTCGAGTAGTATGTCTCAAAGTCAATCGTTATTAGGTTCATTTATACTCTCCGCCAACCCCAACAACACTGCCTTAGCTGTGTCGGTATGGCCCCCTCCATGATTTAGATAAAGAAACACCGCTTGTTCTATCGCGGTGTCCATCAATTTATAACCTAAGTTCTCAAACTGTTGCTCCGTTAACTTCGTGACTGTTAACTTGCCTGACTTCATTGCTATGGTGTATATAAACTTACGTCCACGCTTATACACGATAGCTGTTTTTGCGTTGTGGTTTATCACCACTGACGGCACTGTGATTACCACGTCTCTCTCCTATTTATTTGTTCGGTGCTCATAATCGTCACGACAATCTTGATCGCACCAACGCCAATCCTTTCTTATTGGTTCACCGCAGTTCAAGCAATAGCCCATGCCCTTTATAGGCGTAGCCTCTTGCTTACGATACCGCTTACGTATTGTTTCTTCTAACTCTAATCGTTCTTGTGTTTTATCTACGTCGTCCGACATTCTTTATCTTCTGTATAACAATTCTTACTATGAATAAATCTATAACTATTGAATAGTCATAGGGCATATAAGGCTCTTGAAAGCTAACTTCTAGACCTACCATAACGCCTGATATAAACGAGCATTGAAATAATATCATTGTGTTCCTTTAAAACGGTGCTTCTTCTAATATATCGAACACGCTCTTTATCGTTTCGACAGGTAGTTCTACTATCGTAGCATTATCTTTATTGCCTGTAAACCATTTAGCCTCACGTAGCGACCTAAATTTCTTATATGGTTCTCCATCTAGGCACACCACGTGAGTGAACGGTAGATTAGACATCGGGGGCTCGCATGACATAGAAGTCCGTATCCGAAGTGCGAACGCCTACATCCTTAAGCACTTCTCCAATAGCTATTAACTTTAACATGGCTATTTTTGGGTCATCGGATGTTACCCCAGCAGGTAAATGATGGTGTGTCATTGACCAACCAATCGCAACAGCATAGTTTTTAACCGCATACACAGCCGTATCAGGGGTTGCGAAGTATGATTGCTGATTGTTCACTGCGACAATAGACCCTCCAGCCTGAGCTGCGGCATACGGATTACCCAATGGTGACGTTGACGATGTCGAATTCATTAACGATGAAGCATAGGGTGGTGGCGGTGGTGGGGGTAATCCAATACCTCCTAAAATTCCGTTATACCATGCCATATAGCATCTCCTTTAATTGGTCTAGGTTGTTTTCATCTATAACAACAGCGATGCCACCGTTCTTCTTAATGGCAACGAGGTTGCGGTCTTGTATCTCTGTAGTTCTATTGCCATTCGCCTTGCACTCTATCCCTAGAAAGTGGCTCTTGTAGCACACCACGATATCAGGCACACCTGTCCGCATGTAGCCACTCGCTACAGGATAGAAGTAATAGGCGTCTAGCTCTTTCAGCATCTTAACTACTTGGGCTTTCACCCACTTCTCAGTTACTTTCTTTTCGGGCACTTATTTTCTCCTTTCAATACGGTTTTGCTCTTCAAATATTTCACGTGCTTTGGCACGTAACCGTAATAATTTAACATCATCAACAAGACTAGGGTTTGTATCTAAGAACATATAAGCTAAGTATTGCTCGTCGTCATCACCTTCTGTCAGTAAGAAGAACTCGTTGTCTCTAATACCTATGCCTTCAAGGTATTTACCGTTCTCTGTTAGCTTAAGCATAGCTACCTTTTGCTTCTGTCGCTTTGTTAACTTCGTTTCTTCATCGTCAATACGGATTACTTTCATATTAAATCATATCCATAATTTCGGTAACACGTGCTAACACTTCGTCACGTGCACCAACACTTGTCCGTAACTCATCGGGAGTTACACCGACTAACGATTTCTCTAGCGCCTTTCTCGCTTCCTCTAGTTTAGGGTCTTTGGTTACGTTCAACTTCGTGAGTAGACTGGTTAGCTCTAGCGCATTTTCGATCAAACTGTTGCGGAATATCTTTTTGTCCTCACCGCTTAGTCTGTCTATCATGTGCTCAAGTGTTACATGTAACCGTGACCATGCGTCTTGCATGGCTGTCTCTACCCTTGAGTCGTAGGCTTTCTCATACTCGGCTCTCATCTCGTCACGTATGGCGTCCTCAACGTCTATGCGGAAGTCGCTAACTTCGGGCACAGGCATAATAGTGTATTTCAAATTAAACTTCGTGGCAATCTTGTGAGCGTCGGGGTATTCCGAGCGGTCGAACAACTGTCCAAGGCGATAAGCCATGAC